ACAACTTTTACGTGCACTACAAATTCAAGGAATGATTACTATTCCAGTAACTGTAGCTATCCCTTATTTCAAGAAGCAGATAGATTTCTTTCAATATCAACATATCGAAGTTTATGGAGATAATGCAAAGAATAAAGTCATTATACCTATAGTTAAAAGAAATAACAAATCAGAGGAAATAAAAGAAGATATTGATTGGAATATGAGACTTCCTTATCAAATGGTAGATTCAATATTAGACATATACAATCTTGAGGAGGATTGGTATATACCGACAAATGTCTTTACAGCAGCAAAACAAGTTATAAGACACTTACCAAATGATGAGATTGTAGAGATAATAGATGCAGACTTGGTTCATTTAAAAAAATATGATGGATATATTCCTAAAAGGAATGAGATTATTGCTGATGCTACTTATGAGAATTGGCACTTAAAAACATCAACTAAACAAAGCGAGCATTTTCCCGTAATAAGCAAGTACTTGAGACATCAGGACTTCAAATATATGAACGGAGGGTTTAATGTTATATCTAGGGTTGACACTATAAGGAGAATAATTGATGAAGTTATTCAGGTTAGTATTGATATAAGTAGAACTGAAAAGGGTAGTACTGTGGGTTGGTGGCAAGCTATGTACGGATTAAACGTAGCGTGTCATAACAACAGAATCAAAATGATAGATACTCGTAACTGCTACTACCCAAGCGTAAACGAGTTAAAGCCTCAGCATCATATAGCTCATTACTGTTGTGATTCTATATTCAACAAAAGAGATATGGATAACATAAATGAAGAAGAATTTCCTGATAATCAATTTTATAATCAAGCTAAGAAATGGTTAAAGAGTGTTTAGTATTAGCTCACAGCGATAGTGAGAAGTCAAGTAAAACTCTTGTTGATTGTGTGGCATCCTTGAAAGACAAGGGATACAGGGTTGTTGTTTCGGATCACTTCTTCAACAAAGATGCTTATCAAATAGCGGATGCTTTTGTGTACAACTACGACAACCCAATACTTAAACCTAGTGAATATAAGAAATACAATCTTAATCATACAACGCATAAAGATATAGATGGTTATAGACTATATAGCCCAGTAAGTTCTTTTGCTGCTTACGCCATAATTGAATTAATAAAGTCAGGATTTGATGCTATAACTAGTAAAAAATGTTTAGTGTTAAATTATGATTGGCATATGAAGGAAGATATAGACGAATATTACAGCATAAATAAAGATGGGGTGTTCTTTAGATATGCAGACGATAAGTCTTTCTATACTTCAATTTTTATGATGAATAAAGAGCTTTTAAGGGAGTTGTATCAAATAAACAGTATTGATGATTATGCGAATAATTTGAAGTATTTAGAGTGGTTCTTTTACGATTTGTATAGCAAAAAGAATATAAGCATAATAGACCAAGTGCCTTCGGATAGATTTGATGACAATCTTTATTATAGAGTTTCTGAAATAAATATAGACAAAAAGTTTTATAAGGTTTCTGATGGGAGAGTGATATATGTAGATGGTGATAAAATACAAGAATACACTGAACATAAACAATACAGACTGATTGAAGGCGACAAAACATATATAGCAAATTTAGGTGAAGATTACTTTGCTCACCATATTGCTGTTAAACTCTAAGGTACAAAAACGTTTTTTTAAGTAATATAAATAAAGAGAAATGCCAAATCTAACTCAAGCTCAATTAGACCTAAAGGTTTATACAGGAGGATTCTCCTCTGGTAGACCAGCCTCACCTACATACACCATAATAAAGAAAGTTATAGCTGACGAAGAAAGTGTTATGTTCGAGATAGCTGAATTGTTCAAGGATTATATGGAAGCAACGTTTAGTGGTAATTATGCAACTATATCTACATCCGTTTGGGTTTATTGGGATATACTAAAGACTTATGATGACACAACAACTCAAACTGAAGACGGATATGGTTTGGGATTACAGGGATACGGTTATTTTGGTGGTTCAGTAAATCCACAGCTCAACACTGGTAAGCAAATGGATAATGTTAATCTATACATACCAGAAGGTGAGAGTATAACAATACCAATATTCAAAGGTACTGGAGGCGTTACAAACGTTAAATTGTATAAGGATGGCTCAATCTTCTCTAACTTAAATTACCTGATAATTGATGTTCCTGCTGGAGATACAGATCCTGAAGACTTAATAGAGTATGTTAGAGATGCTAATGATATCGATTATGCTGTTATAACAAAAGAAGATTCAACTACGCAAACTGTATATGTAAACAAAATATGCAGCCCTAAATACTCTCCATACAAAATATCTTTCTTAAACAGATATGGTGTAATACAGGATTTGTGGTTTTTCAATAAGAGAACAGATTCTTTAAGCATTTCAAGAGAAAAGTACACAAGAAACACAATCTCTATCCTTAATAATTTAACTCCATTCTATCCTACAAACAAAGCAACAGATGTAACGCTAGATATAAAGGCTGATAAGAAAATGACTTTAAATACTGGATTTGTGAATGAAGAATACACTGAGGTAATTCAACAATTATTGCTATCTGAAAATGTTTGGATAACTGAATCTAGTAACGTTTATCCGGTAATTCCACAGACTCAGGAGTTAGTTTACAAAACTAGATTGAATGATAAGCTAATAAACTTCTCTGTTGAATTTAAGTATGCCTATAATGAATTTAATATTGTTCGATAATGCAGAACGTACAATTGTATATAGATGGAGAGCGTGCTGATTTATTTGAAGGAGACACAATTACATTACAGTCAAGCATACAGAATATAAGAGATATTCAAAAGGTTTTTGCTGACTACACCAAAGGATTATCCCTTCCAGCTTCTAAGACAAACAACAAAATATTCAAGCACTTCTACAACTTTGATATTGAGAATGGCTTTAATGCTAGGAAAAAAGTAAGTGCGGAAATACACATAAATTACGTTCCATTTAAAGTCGGTAAGATTGCTCTTAACTCTGTCAAGATGAGGCATAATAAGGCTTTTTCTTACGACATAACATTTTTTAGCAATATAGTTGAATTGCCAGATAGATTAGGCAGTAAGTTGCTTGGAGACTTGCAGTTATTTATAGATGGTACTTATGATCATCCACTAAGTGAATCTAGTGTGAAGAATGGACTTACAACAGGATTGACTATAAACGGAAGCGCTAATGCTGTAATATATCCACTTATATCCGTAAAGAAAAGACTTTATTATGATTCTAGGGGTAATTCAGCTCCAGTAGGCGAAATATTTAGAGGCAACCTTCACTATAGTTCGGTGACAAGAGGTTTAACTTGGGATGATTTAAAGCCAGCTATAAAAGCAATTCACGTTATAGAGGCTATAGAGCAAGAAATAGGGATTGATTTCACTAGAGACTTCTTTGGCACAACTCCTATGGATAATCTATATCTTTGGCTAAATACAGTGCCAGAAGATAACACAGAGGTTTCTAATACAGAGCAGAGTATTACTTTAGATGGTTGGAACTTGTATAATAGTACAGCTATAAACCAAATAATATTCTCTGGAACAAAGCTCAACCTACTCGTTAACGTAACTCCAGAAACATATAAATATGAACTTACATATTCAATCCTAACAGGAGACACTACTACTCCTTATGTAGCGAGAATAATAGACGATATAACAAACACGGTTTTGTTTCAGTTTGAAGAGGCTAAAGGAGGTCAACAGCACCTTAGAACTTTGATAAATAATGGATCAGTAGATCCCTATAGATTAAGATTTGAAGTCACCTCAACAGGTTCCTTGTCTTTTAGCTCAACGGTAAAGATAGATTTACTTAGCGCAACAAATGTCTTGTATGATAGCGTAACTTATGAAACTGGTATTACAGGTGGGGCAATAAACACTGAATCAACTCTTCAGATGTACAAACAATTCCCTAAGATAAAAGCAATAGACTTTATTACTGGAATATGGAAAATGTTCAATTTAACAGCTTACTACGTTGATGATATAAGGGATGCTAACTACGGAAAAATATACGTTGATACTTTAGACAACTTCTATAATGATAACACAAGCAATCCTTTAGGAGGTACAATAGACATACAGGATTATATAGATATTACTGAAAGTGTTATTGATTCAGCTCTACCATACACTGAGATAGACTTCAATTATCGAAAGCCTGACACTTTATTAGCAGAGCAGCACTTAGAAAAGTTTGGTCAAGTGTTTGGAGATGAGGAATATAGAGAGAACGAAGCTAATATAGATAATGACAGGATATATACCTTGAGTCTACCTTTCGCACACTTTAAATACGAAAGAATAAGGGATATAAATCCATCCACAAATAATGAAATAACTAGAATACAGTGGGGCTATTCAGCTTCTGGAGATATAGATGAAACTACTGGTGATTATGATTCGGTGATATCTAGCCCCCTTTTATTTTATGGAGTAAGAGAGACTGGAATACCAAGTGGAGACGGAATAAATTGGATTAATAATTTTGGCTCTGGTTCTGCATTATCGGAGCAGCTCCTTAATTATTGGAGACCATCTAACGCAAATGAAGCTGGTGGTTTAGCAATACCTCCTACATACTCATTAAATTTTGACGCAGAAGTTGATGAATGGCAATCTATTGATTATGGATTGGATAGTGGCTCTCTATTTAACAATTTCTACAAAGAATATATAGAGGAGGTTTTTAATCAGAAAAGAAGATTGTCTAAGTTCACTTGCCATCTTCCAGTTCAAATTGTGCAGAACTTTAAACTGAATGACTACATAAAAATACTATCTCACCTATATAAGATTAACACTATAAAGTTAAACCTAAATACTGGTAAGGCTGAGGTTGAATTATTAAACATTATATAATGATAAAGACAATTATAGAGCTGCTAAAGACTGGTGACTTCTACGGTGTTGACCAAAGGATAGATATCGCTAAAGGCAAGTATAAAGCACCAGAGAACATAAAAGAATTAAAGGAATCCGTAAAGAGAAGAAGTAATGGCTGATAACAATAAAAAAATAACATATACCGTAGAGGTAAACGACAAAGGTAAGGTTAAAGTAGAAGGTTTAACAAGGGGTTTTGTTAGATTAGATAATGCGGTAAGAAAGGTTAATACTGATTTAGCAAAACAAGCTGCTGCGTTTAACTCTACCGCTTCTGCCGGGAATAATATGATTAATAAGACAGGTTTAGCTGGTGCTACTCTTGTCGAATTAGGTAGGACTATATCTGACTCTAATTACGGAATTAGAGGTATGGCGAACAACATATCCCAATTGTCAACTCTTTTTATAACATTAACAGTAACTAGCGGTGGATTAGCAAAGGGTTTAAAGGAATTATGGAAGGCACTTTATGGGCCACTTGGTTTGATTTTGGTTTTTCAAACTGTTGTCACTGTAATTGAAGGTTTTACAATCAAACAAGACAAAGCTGCTGCTGCTGCAAGAAGAGCAACGAAAGCATTAAAGGAACAGGCTAGTGCTGTTGAGGATTTAGAGTCTAAGATAAGCGCTTTAGAACAATCTTTAAGTATAGTAGAAACTTTTGGGGATGGGTATCTTTCTTTAGGCGAAACAGTGGACATATTGAAGCGTAAATTTAAGGACTTCGAAAATGGATACAATAGATTAAGCAAAGAACAACAGAAAGATCCAAAAACTGTAGGAAAATTGATTGAAGCCTATAAGCAATACACTTTGGTTCGTGAAAAACTGAGTGAAAAGGAAAAAGAAGCTCTTGCAGTACAAAGAAGGATAGCAAAAGAGGGAGAAAAGATCACTAAAGGAGGTTTAACAATTGAGAACCCAGCACTTCTTACGTTAAGCGGAATAAACAGGGAGATAGCAGAGTTATACAAGAAAGAAACAAGACTGTTTCAGTTATTTAAAAAAATACCAAAAGGAGGAAGTGAATTTATTAGGGAACAAATAGAGGCCTTACAGCCATTCTTTGAGAAATTCTTCTTTGACATAAATACAAAAGGCAAACAGGTGTTTCAGAGCAGTATTGAAGATGTTGAATTTTTCGGAAGGATTCTTAACGAAAACGCTGATGCTGCCACGAAAGAATTGGCTGAACAAGGCAGATTACGTGAAGAGCAGAGAAAAAGAGAAGAAGATTCACTAAAGGCAGGACTAAAAGCAATAAAAGAAGAAGCTCAAGAGATTTCTTCGATATTTAGAGCCACTCAATCTTCACTTGGTTATGTAAATGATGTTGTTATGTCTTACCACGACGCTAGAATGCAAGCACTAGCCAGAGAGAGGGATTATATCCTTAATTCGGGTAGATTGACAGAAGGACAGCAGAGAGTTGCAATAAGAGAAATAGAGAAGAGAGAAATTGCTGCTCAAAAAAGAAAAATAAAGTCTGAAAGAGATATGTTTACTCTAAAGCAGTCTCTACTTATAGCTGAAGAAATAATGAAGGCAAAAGCAGATATGGCTGCTCAGGCAAGAAAGATGAACATCTTATTAACTGATATTGGCACTGCTTCCGCTGTTCAAGCTGGTAAAGCTAAAATGTCTATAGGTCAGTTTGCTGCTGAAGGAGGATTGAAGGGGATTGCTGCTTATGCTATATCTATTGCAGGTATGTTGGCCTCTATATTTGCTGCCAGAAAGAAAGCAAGTGCAGCTATAGCTAATTTGGGAGGAGTATCCGCTTCATCTAGTGGCGGTGATTCAGGAGGAACTAGCTTTATCGCTCCAGACTTCAATATAGTGGGTTCCTCAGCTACTAGTCAATTATCACAAACTATAGCAGATTCAGAGAAATCACCATTAAAAGCATACGTTGTAACGGATGACATCAATAATGCTCAAGAATTTGACAGAAAAGTAAATGCACAGGCTTCTCTAGGTTAAAACATAACGAATACAACTCAAAATAGTTATTTATATATGGAAAGGATTATAGAACTTATTATAGACGAAGAAAACGAGTTTAGTGGAATAGAAGCTATCTCGGTTGTTGAAAATCCAGCTATAGAAGAGGATTTTATCGCCCTAAAAGAGCATAAAGAAGTCAAATTAGCTGAAGTAGACAAAGAAAAGAGGATTTTAATGGGTGCAGCCTTAATACCCAACAAAAAGATATATAGAAACAGTGGTGAAGAGGAATATTACATATTCTTCTCTGAAGATACTGTCAGAAAGGCTTCTGAACTGTTTTTAATGAAGGGCAATCAGAATAACAGCACTTTAGAGCATCAAGTAGAGCTAGAAGGTATGTCTGTGGTTGAATCTTGGATAATAGAAGATGAAACTAAGGATAAATCAAGAAAATATGACTTTAACCTACCTATTGGTACTTGGATGGTATCTGTAAAGGTTAATAATGATGATGTTTGGGATCAGGTTAAGGCAGGTGAAGTAAAAGGGTTCTCTATTGAAGGCTATTTTGCAGATAAAATGGAACGCCCTAAAGAGTCTGTAAGAGGCGATTACGATAAAGATGGACTCAGTGAGCTTAATGCTGAATTTGAGCTCTTAGAAGCCCTTGAAATGCTTTCTGAGGAGGTTGAGCTAGAATCTTATGGAGGATACCCTGAATCTGCTTCAAATAATGCCAAATTAGGTATAAAAAGGAATAAAGAGCTTGGTAATAAGTGTGCTACTCAGGTTGGTAAGGTTAGAGGCCAACAATTAGCTAGAAAAGAGAAGTTTACGCTACCTACTTTAAAGAGAATCTATTCTTATTTAAGTAGAGCTGCTGAATATTATGATCCTAGTAAGCCTGAGGCTTGTGGAACTATAAGTTATCTCCTTTGGGGAGGTAAAAGTATGTTGAACTGGACTGAATCTAAACTAAAAGGGATAGAAGATGGCAACTAAAAACACTTCTTACAGGGTTCACGTTCAAGATACTACAGAAGCAGTCGTTTCTAGTGTGAATATAGAAAACGGAGCTATGATGCGTACAGATGATGCTCTGTATATGGGTCATAATGGAGAAAACGTAATAGTATATCCACAAGGCGGTTCAAAAACTTTAGGATGGGCAAGATATCAAGACACTCAATATACTGGGGCAAGTAATGCTACAAAAGTAATATTATCAGATGGAGTTACGGTAACACTTCCTAATAACGCAGGTACTACAACAAAAAGTAATGCTTCTTTAAGTTTTTACAATAATGAAACACAAAAACTAAATGTAGAAAATGTAAATGATGTTTATATTATTACAGTAGAATTTAAGGCATCTGCATCCAACACCCAACAAACTCATTTAGATTTAAGTGTGGAAAATGGTGGTGTAATAGAAAACTTAGAAATGGTAATACCTTTTTATAAAGGAAACAATACAACTCAACAAGAACATAAGATGATTCAATATTATGCGACTAGTTCTTTTGTTTCTGACGGTGCAACCTTAAAGATTAAATCTCACGGTGGCGCAGCTAAAATTTGGGACATACAATATTTTATTCAACGAACACAAAACGGAAGTTTATACTAATAGTCTTATAAAAAAACGCACCACATATGAAGAGAGAAAAAGCCACAGTAAGTTATTCATCCCCAAAGGGAGGAAGTAGGGGATGTTTATGTAAAGATGGAAAGAAATACTCCAAAGATTGTTGTAATGGAACTCTACAAGCTCAAGGAGTGGGTAGCTTGACAGGACAGGGGAACAGTTGAAAATACAACACTCTACAAGTAAATAAGTAATAATTATAAATATCAATTTTATGAAAGCAAGTGAAATCGTTTCAAAACTAAAAGACGTGCTTTTATCTTCAACAGAAGAGGTGGAAACTCAAGATATTGTACAAGAAGAAGTACAGCTTGAAGAGGCTACTCCAGAAGTTAAAGACGAAGCACAAGAAGACGTTCAACTAGAGGAAGCTCCTGAAGGGGATGTTCCTGTAGAAGATGTAGTAGAAGATGCTGCTGAATTGTCTTACGCAACTAAAGAAGAACTAGCTGAGGTTAGAGCTTTAGTAGAAAAAATGATGGGTCAATTAGAGGCTAAAGAAGAAGCTAAGGTAGAAGTTCCTGAAGAACTTTCTGCTGACGAAGCTCCTGAACAACCTTTGATGCACTCTCCTGAGGATGTCTCAGAAACTGCTGCATTAAACCTATATGCACAAAACAGAACACTAACTACTTTAGATAGAGTTCTAGCAAGAATTAGTAAATAACAATAACAACAAACAAAAATTAAATTATGCCAACTTCAACTTCAATTACTACTACTTATGCTGGAGAATTTGCTGGAAAGTACATTTCTGCTGCATTATTAGAAGGTGCTACTATCGCTAACGGTGGTATCACTGTAAAACCAAATGTAAAATTCAAAGAAGTAATCAAAACTGTTGCTACAGATGATATCGTAAAGGATGCCTCTTGTGACTTTGATGGAACTTCTACTTTAACTCTTGCTGAGAGAATCCTTCAGCCAGAAGAGCAACAAGTAAACTTACAATTATGTAAGAAAGACTTTGCTTCTGATTGGGAAGCTATCCAAATGGGATACTCTGCATTTGATAACTTGCCTCCTTCTTTTGCTGACTTCTTAGTAGCTCACGTTGCTGCTAAAGTAGCACAAAGAACTGAGACTTCTATCTGGGAAGGTTCTACTGCAACAAGTGGACAGTTTGATGGATTGACTACTTTACTTGACGCAGATGCTGCTCATACAGGTGCTTCTAAAATTGCAGGTACTACTGTAGATGCTGCAAACGTAATTGCACAATTAGGAAGTATCGTTGATGCTGTTCCTTCTACTATCTACGGAAGTGAAGATTTAAACCTTTATGTATCTCAAAATATCGCTAGAGCTTATGTAAGAGCTTTAGGTGGATTTGGAAGTTCTGGTTTAGGAGCTAACGGTACAAACGCTATGGGAACTCAGTGGTGGAACAACGGAAGTTTAACTTTTGACGGAGTTAAAATATTTGTTGCTAACGGTCTTGCTGACAACACTGCAATCGCTGCTGAAAAGTCTAACTTATTCTTTGGTACTGGTCTATTATCTGACTATAACCAAGTAAAAGTTATCGATATGGCTGACTTAGATGGTTCTCAAAACGTTCGTGTTGTAATGAGATTTACAGCAGGTGTACAGTACGGGATCGTAGGAGATATCGTATCTTACGGAATCTAATAAAACAATTAATTAACTTAAAGGGGTGGGTAAGCCGAAAAGCCTACCTACCCTTTTTTAATACAATAATAATATGGCTTGTGATTTAACTAGAGGTAGAAAAGAACCCTGTAAAGACGTAGTTGGTGGTCTTAAAGCTGTTTACTTTGTTGACTATTCAGACTTAGGAACAGTAACTCAAACGGAGGATGAGATTACCGATATGACAGGAACTTTTTCTGCTTACAAATATGAACTAAAAGGAAATAGTAGCTTCGAGCAAGCTGTTAATTCCTCAAGAGAGAATGGAACAACATTCTTTGAGCAAACATTAAACCTTACCCTAAAGAAGTTGTCTAAGGAAGACCATAAAGAGATAAAACTCTTGGCTTACGGACATCCTCACGTTGCTGTTGAAGATTACAACGGTAATGTGTTTCTAATGGGTCTTGAAAATGGAGCTGATGTATCTGGTGGTACTATTGTTACTGGAGCTGCTATGGGAGATTTAAGTGGTTACACTTTAACTCTTGCTGGTATGGAAGTAAAACCTGCAAACTTTGTATCTAGCCCAACTGCTGCTGATCCTTTTGCAGGAATGACTAGTGCAACAGTAACTATTGTAGAAGGAACAAACTCCTAATAAGAGTAAAAAATACCCTTGTTAATAGAACAAAGGTAAAAAAGAGTTTCATTTTGATAAATTAGGGTGGCAGAAATGCTGCCCTTTTTTTGTGAACAGAAATAAGGTTATTTAGTTATAATTATATGATAAGGTTATTACCAAATACAGATCCTCAAACAATAAGCATTATACCAAGAAGATATATTGTAGCTGACGATATATCAATAGCAATAATAGAGGACGGTACTAGAAAGAAACAAGCTGTATATGACTTAACTTCTGAATTAAATGGTAGTTTTTTAGATATAGATTGTGCTTTTAATATTTTGTCTGAAGAGACAACCTATTCTATGGAGGTTAGGCAAGGTGAGATACTTCTTTACAGAGGTAAAATATACTGTACTTCTCAAGTTGATGAAACGATATCTCACACTCTTAACCTAAATGAATACGTTTTATTCGCACAACCATATTCTGTAGATTCAATATTAGTTTCTGCGGATAATTCAGTTATAACCGTTGACTTAATAACAACAGACGGAGAACAGCAATACATAATTATATGAGCAGAAAAAATATAAAGAGAAATCGACCAGTTGATACTCCTAAGAAGTCTTATGATTCTAGTCTTAGAGTCTTAAATTTATCAGGATATGAAGTGCCTAGTGTAACTGAAAGTAAGCGTTACGATTGGGTGGAGTATGGTGATGATAATGACTACTTTGCTGAACTTATAGAGAGATATTTAGGTAGTCCAACCAACTCAAGATGTATTAACGGTATCGTAGATATGATTTACGGTAGAGGTTTAAACGCAACAGACTCTACAGAGAAGCCTGAAATGTTCGGTAAGATGCAAGCTATCCTAGCTCCTAAAGACGTTAGAAGAATGGTTAATGACTTAAAGATATTAGGTCAAGCTGCTATTCAGGTTGTATATAAAAAAGGTAAGAAAGAAATATCAGGATTGTATCACTTTCCTATGGAGACTTTAAGAGCTGAAAAGGCCAAAGATGGTAAAGTTAACGCTTATTACTATCACCCAGACTGGATCAATATAAAGCCTAACGACAAACCTAAACGAATACCTTCTTATAAGAATGGAAGTAAAGGTGAGAATATAGAAATATACTGCGTAAAGCCCTATAGAACAGGCTTTTACTATTACAGTCCTGTTGATTATCAAGGCTGTTTACAGTACTGTTCTTTAGAAGAAGAGGTATCTAATTATCACTTAAACAATATTAAGAATGGTTTACAACCTTCTTTATTGTTAAACTTTAATAATGGAATCCCTACTGATGAGATTCAAGAGATTATAGAGAGAAAGATTTATGATAAATTCAGTGGGTCTTCAAACGCTGGTAGATTTATATTGGCCTTTAATGAGAGTTCTGAAAGCCAGTCCACTGTAGAACCGATACACTTGCCAGATGCTCACGCTCAGTACGACTTCTTAGCTACAGAGAGTAGAGAAAAAATTATGATAGGACACGGAGTTGTATCACCTATTCTTTTAGGTATTAAAGATAACACTGGATTTGGTAATAATGCAGAGGAGCTTAGAACTGCTTCTATCCTTATGGATAATATAGTTATTAGACCGTTTCAAGCCCTTTTAATAGATGCTTTTAAAGAATTACTTTCCTTTAACGGTATTATGCTTGACTTGTACTTTACAACACTTCAGCCAATTGAATTTACTGAACTAGATAATATTGCTACTAAGATCAAGAGAGAGGAAGAGACTGGTGAGAAACTATCTTCTGACAAAGTTGAGTTATCTGAAGAGGAGATATTAGATTTTGAAGTAGATGCTGAACCAATAGAAAACACAGAGGAATAATATGAAAGCATTATTTATAACTTTAAAGGAGCTTAAAAGAAAGTCAATATTTGACGGTAATATTGATGCCGACAAATTAGTTCAATTTATTGAGGTTGCTCAAGACACGAACATTCAAACCTATTTAGGAACTGCTCTATACGACAGACTACAGAATGATGTACTTAATAATACTCTAGGTAATAGTTATCTCACGCTAGTAAATGAATATATCAAACCTATGCTTATTTGGTATGCTCAGGCTGCATATATTCCTTATGCTGCTTATCAGATATCAAATGGAGGTATTTATAAGCACAGCTCTGAAAACTCAGTCTCTGTTGATTCAACGGAGATAAGAACGCTTACGGAACACGCACAAGAAACTGCTGAATTTTATACTCAAAGATTTGTTGATTATATGAATTTTAACAGCGAATTATTCCCTGAATTTATAACTAATCAAGATGATGGTATGTATCCTCACAGAGACATAAACTTTACTGGATGGGTTTTATAGAAAACAAACAAAAGAAGGCTTATAGGCCCAAACAAGAAAACGAAAAGAAATTAAACATTTACTTAAAAAATAAATCTAAAGATGGCAAAAGAAATAATTAATGTAGGTCAAGCAGCAAATGATGGGACTGGAGACCCATTAAGAAATGCATTTGAAAAGGTTAACAGCAACTTTACAGAATTGTATGATACTGCGGACACGCAAGATTTAGACTTTACAGGGGATAGCGGTACTGGTGCTGTTGAGTTGGATAGTCAAACGTTAAACCTAGTTGGTACTAACGGTGTTCAGACTACTGCTAATGGCCAAACTATTACTATTGACACTTCATCTTTAGACACAAGATTAACAACAGCAGAAGCTGATATAGACACTAATACAGCTAGTATCACAACAGAAGAAACTGCTAGAATTGCAGCAGATACAACACTACAAACAAATATTGATGCAGAAGCTACTACACGTGGAAGTGCTGATACTACTTTACAAACCAATATAGATAGTGAAGCTGCAACAAGATTAGCAAACGATAATACTTTACAGTCTAATATAGATGCAGAAGCAGCTACTAGACTTGCTAACGACAATACACTTCAAGGTAATATAGACACAGAAGCTAGTACTAGAAGTAGTGCAGATACTGCTTTACAAGGTCAAATAGATTCGAACGATACAGATATAGCTACAAACGCTGCTAATATTGCTACCAATACAACTAACATATCTAGTAACGATACTGATATTTCAGGATTAGATACACGCTTAACAACTGCTGAAGGAAACATTACTTCTAACGATACGGATATAACTGGTCTTGATAATAGACTTACAACAGCTGAAGGAAATATATCAAGTAACGATACCGATATTGCTACTAACGCATCTAATATAGCTACTAATGTTACAAATATAGCAAGTAATGATACTGATATTAGCAACCTACAAAGTGGTAAACAAGATATAAGTGAAAAGAATCAAGCGAACGGATATGCGCCTTTAGATAGTGGTGCTAAAATTCCAATCGCTAACTTACCTGATTCAGTAGTAGGACAAGTAGAATATCAAGGGACTTGGGATGCAAGTATTGATGACCCTACGCTTCCTTCTGCTTCAACTGTTAAAGGACATTATTATGTTGTTTCAGTAGGTGGTACTTATGAAACTATTACTTATGCTATTGGGGATTGGATCATTTCTAATGGTGTTGCTTGGGAGAAAATAGATAACACAGATGCTGTAACAACTGTATTTGGTAGATTAGGTGCTATTGTAGCTAATGAAGGCGATTATTCTTCTTACTATCCTTTAATTGCTGACTTAACAGCAGCAGAAGCAGATATTACTGCTTTACAAAACGACAAGTACGATAAATCAGGGGGTACTATTTCAGGAAATGCTACAATTACAGGTAATTTAATAGTAGACACCAATACTTTATATGTTGATTCTTCTACTAATAACGTTGGGATAGGGACTACGAGTCCTGCCACTAAAATGCACTTAGAAGGACTTAACCCAAAGTTTACAATTACAAACACAAATACAACTGCTTCAGGTAATCACGGTATTATTTTTGAAAGTTTAGATGGTGCAGGTTTTACAACTCAATCTTTAGGTCAAATTGACTTTATTACTTCAGCTGGAGCAACGGGACTTTCTGCAAGAATTGAAGCAGAAATGGCAAACTCAAATGGAGCGGGTACTATTGTCTTTTCAGCAGGAGCAGCAGGTTCTGCTTCAGAACGAATGCGCATAAGGGGTGGGAGTGTATCCTTTAGAGACACTTCTAACAACGAAGCGTTTTATTGGAATGCAAGTGCTGCAAGGCTTGGGATAGGGACTGGCTCAAGTCCTAGTGCTAAACTTGACGTTATTGGCAGTAGTGGTTTATTAGGTCAATTTGGAAATGATAATAATCCTTATTATATACAACTTGGTGGCGTAAGGTCAATGTTCGGGTACGATGGAAACAATGCTATAATGCAAGGTGGCACAACCAAAGGCGTTGCTTTTTATACTGGGGGTGGTACTTTTGCCGATTCAACATTAGAAAGAATGCGTATTACTTCTGCAGGCAACGTTGGGATAAAAGGAACAGGTACAAAACTTGGATGGGAGAGAACAAGTGATAATTCTGCTAATATTGTTTATTTAACTAAAAATGAGGATTTAGGTGTTAATGGAAACGCTAAACTGCACGGATATGATGGTATAATATTTACTACTGCAGGAAGTGAAACAGAACGAATGCGTATAGACAGTAGTGGTAATTTTGGATTTAATGAAACACCTGAAAACTCAAACGGAACTTGGAGAAACTTTCAAATAGGTGGTGCTAATATAGCTTCAAGATTTTCAGGTTTTAACGACACTATGTTCGGTACAGGTTATGTTTTTAAAACTGATAATAGCGAAGTATATAAGAACACCGAAGCAGTAAGTAGAGTATTTTTCAATAATGACATAATCGAATTTCAACAAGCTGCAAGTGGAACAGCAGGGACTGCTATATCTTGGGATATACCATTAAAGATCGATTCGAGTGGCAACGTTGGGATAGGGGTTAGTCCTAGTGCTAAGTTACACGTCTTTAAACCTTCTCATCCTAATACTATGTTAGCAAGATTTGAAAATCCCTCAGGCGAAGCATTAGTAGAAATAAAAGCACAAAATGATGCTTTAAGTGTTTTGCAATTTGCAGATTCAGAGGATGGAAATGTTGGTGCAATTCAATATAGTCATCCTGAAAATAGTATGCGTTTTAAGACTGCTGATGCAGAACGTATGCGTATTGATTCTAGTGGTGTTGTGCAAGTGCGAAACCAAACACCTACTATTCAGCTTTATAATACTGATGCAAGTTTATCGTTAAATCAAACTTTAGGGGATATTGACTTTTATCAATCAGATGCTTCAGACCAAGGAGTTGGTACAGTTGCTAAAATTAGAGCAGTAAATATCGGTTCTATTGCAGGGTATGGTGAATTAGCTTTCCATACAGGTAGTGCTACAAGTATTGATGAGCGTGTCAGAATTGACTATCAAGGCAACGTTGGGATAGGGACTGATAGTCCTAGTGCTATTATTGATATTGCGGGAGATATGGGTCAAGCTGCTAATTTTGCCGAAACAAAAACAAAAGCAGGATTTAATTTAAATAGCAGCGTATTAACAGGGTCTAATTCTTTGACTATTGGAGAACTTTCCGATTCAGTAGCTTATTATATACAGCACGCAAATTCAGCAGGAACTACTGCATATGGTTTAGCTTTAAATCCGTATGGAGGCAACGTGGGGATAGGGACTGGTTCAAGTCCTAGTGCTAAACTTGAAATTACAGCTCCTACCCTAAATACTTTTTTATCTAATATAACATCAACTACTTCTGCGAATGTCCATCAAATTAAAAATGATAATTCCAAAGGTATAGAAACTGTAATTTACAGTTCAGCATATTCAGGAGGTACTTATTTAAGTGTTGGTGCTGATGGTTCAGCTATTACTAGTAATTCAAAAACAGCAATTACAACGACTGGCGCTTTTGATTTGCTTTTTGGTACTAACAGCACTACACGTATGCGCATATTGAGTGGGGGAAGTGTTTTACTAGGTAAAGCAACAGATGATGATAATACTAATGGTATAAGGTTCGCACAAGTTGGAGCAATTTCAGCTTCAAGACCAAGTAATGTTGCTTTAATTTTAAATAGAACAGGAAGTGATGGGACTATAGCTCTTTTTAGAAAGAATAGTACACAAGTTGGTTCTATTTCGGTTACAGGTTCAGCTACTTCTTATGTTACTTCTTCCGACTACCGACTAAAAGAAAACGTAGTGGAAATGACTGGTGCTTTAGATAGAGTAGATGCACTAAAACCAAGTCGCTTTAACTTTATTGCAGATGCTGAAAAGACAGTAGATGGATTCCTAGCACACGAAGTAGCCGAAGTAGTACCTGAAGCTATTACAGGAGAAAAAGATGCAGTAGAAGATTATGAAGTTACTCCTGCGGTTCTTGATGACGAAGGAAATGTTATTGAAGAAGCGGTAATGGGAACAAGACCCGTTTATCAAGGTATAGACCAAAGCAAACTAGTGCCTTTATTAGTAGGTGCAATACAAGAACTAAAAGCAGAAATAGAAACTTTAAAATCACAAATAAATAATTAATTAACCTTTAAATTTAAGTAAAATGGCAAAAGAAAAAAAGACACCAATTACTATTGATGACAAAGAATATTTCTTTGAGGACTTAACACAAGAACAGCAAACAATTGTAAACCACATTTCAGACTTGCAACGCAAGATACAATCTTCTGAATTTAATTTACAGCAATTAGCGTTTGGTAAAGATGCTTTTGTTAAAGCCTTAAAAGAAGCACTAGACAATATAGACGAATAAAATGCAAGATTTGAAGATAGCCTTTACTAATATATTTGCACTTGGATTAAGTGTATCGGAAGCGAATCCAATATTACAAACTGTATCACTTATATTAGCTATTGGCTATACTTTAATCAGTATTTATAAAAAACTAAAAAAATGAAGTTACCAAAGAATGGAGTAGCAAGGGAAATAAGAAGTTATGTAGGTAGCTTATTTATATTTCTTTTTGTTATAGGACTTATAATTGCCTTAATTCAGTTTCCTGTACTTGACACCAATAAGGAAGTTGTAATGATGTTAATTGGTACTATAAGTGCTTCTATTGGTATTACAGTAGCTACAATTACAGGAAGTAAACCTGATGACATAAATTCTTTAAAGCAGGATTTAGAAAAGAAAGAAAATCAAATAGAATTACTAATAGCTGCTAAAGACAATCTTGAAGAAATGGTAATTAACTTGCAAAAGCAAATGCTAGAGAACCAAGATAGTATGATGGATAAATTCATCCTAAAGGCAGCTATAGACTTTGATAATAAAAATAACCCACCAAAAGGTAAATTATGATAAAAATATATTTTGAATTAGCAAAACAAAAAGTAATTGATTACTTTAAAACAAGTTGGAATAGCGATAGTATTTTTGATAAAGGTAAAGTTATCTTTATTGGAATAGGTTTATTTTTTGTACTTTGCAAGATAATTTATAACTTATTTGTATGAATCTTAATTACTTTTCCCTATCAGAGTTTGACTGTCCTAGCATATTTAATTCAGGTGTTAATATGGATAAACAGTTTCTTACCAAACTTGAACACGCAAGGGAACTTGCAGCAATACCATTTAGAATCACAAGTGGTTACAGAAGTGTCAAGCACAACAAGGAAGTTGGTGGAGTTCAAAATTCATCACACCTTTTCGGACTTGCAGCAGATATCGCAGTTGGAAGTGGAAACGAAAGATACATTATACTTAACGCACTTATCAGAGCAGGATTTAAACGTATTGGAGTTGCAAAAGGATTTATTCACTGCGACACAGACGATTCAAAACCAGACTCTGTTTGGACTTACTAATACCGTAGGAAGCACCTTATGTCTGAAAAAAAGAAATTTAAAGATACCCAAGTAGGACAATTCCTTTTAGATAAGATACCTGACGTTGTACAAGCAGTTGCAGGAGATACTTTAGCAGGAAACGTTATACAGGCCATTATAGGAGGTTCTGATATGTCAGAGGAGGATAAGTCCGTTGCACTAAAGAAACTCGATTTAGAGAGAGCTGAGATAGACGGAGTGACTCGTAGGTGGGTTGCTGATGCTCGTAGTGGTTCTTGGTTAGCTTCTAACGTTAGGCCCTTAACACTAGCTTTTTTTTCTATTAGTTATGTTATCGGTTGGTTTAATGGTTTAGAATTAACTTCTATTACAGGATTATTATCAGTTGTTATTGGAGGATATTTTGGTAGTAGAGGAGTAGAAAAAGTATTTGGTAATAAACTTCATAAGGATGGCTAAAGTTCAAATAAGCTCATATAAGACACGAAATAAAGTAAAACGTAAGGGAGTACACTCTAAGTCTAAAACAAGCTCTCTAAAGACCTCTAAGAACTATTCTAAGGCATATAGAGGACAGGGTAGATAATTAAATTATATTACCATATCTCTCATTATTGAATTTACCCATTTCGTGCCAAAAAAATTCTTTATCTTTAGTAAATTCTTTGTGTGATTTTTTCCACCAGTTATAGTCTTTCTTGGTTTTTTTGTTAGAAGCACTATAATAACCTTCAAATTTCAAAGTATTAGGTTCAGTCCAATTTCTTATAAGAATTTCAGTACTAGGATTGTCTTTAGAATAAAGAATCAAACTTATTGTATCATCATCACTAAAGTAATATAATACTTCATTTTCTGATATTAATTTATTAGCTTTTTCAGATATTTTATATTGTACCATATTTAAATTATTTAATATTTATTAAACAAATATAATATATTTAAAAGAAAACAAAGAAAGAAAAAAGAGTAAAAAAGAAAGAAAGAAAAGAAAAAGCCCCCCTAGAAAAACAAACAATCTAAAAGTATCTGATCCAACAGGCTATCTCAACTGAAGTATTGTAATTTTTATAGTAGATTTACTGCTACTGTTTTGCAAATATATATATTTTATTTAATTTAGCAATATGGATTACAAATATTTTTCTTTTGATGAATTTGATTCCCCTGATAAAGTCGGTAGTGGCTATAAATATATGGATAGGGAATTTATAGAAATGTTAGATGAAGCTAGAGATATAGCTAAACTAGAATTTAAAATACTTAGTGGATATAGAACAAAGTATGCCAACACTAATATATGGTGTGCTTCAACTGCAAGCTCACACTTGATTGGTAGAGCTGCTCATATAAGATGTTTGAACTCTAAATTCAGATTAAGGATTGTCGAGGCTGTTTCTATGGTAGGATTTAGGAGAATTGGAATACACAGGGATTATATTCACGTAGATAATGATGATTTAAAACCTCCATCCCTTTGGTTAATAGCGTAACCTTTTGTATATTTGCAAAGTAATCGGACATTATTTCTTTGGTAGAAAGGAGGGTGAAGTTAAGTAGCCCTCTTTTTTTTGTCTATATGTTAAAGTTTTGTTAAAATTTCTGTTGGTAACATATTTTTTGTACCTTAGCTGAAAATAACAAAGATGAAACACTTTTACGACTTATCCTCTTACTTAAAACTTCGTATAGAGGCATTACAATCCAGAAACGCTAAACTAGAGTATGAGGTAGACCGACTAAGAACATTCTTATTCGAGGTTACTGATGCGGACTGTCCTGTAGAGTACAAGGATATAGTTAGAAAAGAAATCGTCAAAGAAGAAGTTTAACCGATTAATTTATTTATTATGAACATTACTGAAAAACTATTGAAGATTCAAACAGAGTTAAAAGCTCCTAAGAATCAAAGAAACGCATTTGGGAAGTATAACTACCGAAGTGCAGAAGACATCCTAGAGGCCATTAAACCTTTAGCTGCTAAGCACAACGTGCTGTTTAAAATTACAGAAGAAGTGAAAGAGATAGCAGACAGAGCTTGTCTTATCTCAACAGCCAAGATGATTGATGCTAGTGACCCTAGCTCCTCTGTAGAGTCTAATGCAACAGCATTTATAGACTTTGGTGCTAAAGGTATGCAAGCACCTCAACAGACAGGTTCTGCATCCTCCTACGCTAAGAAGTATGCTTTAGGTAATTTATTACTTATAGACGATACTAAAGATTCTGATGCTACTAACGACCACAGCACTACAGGTGCTATTCCTTCTTTAATGAAAGGTTCAGCTAACTGGTCAAAGGTTGTTAAGTATCTACAAGAAGGTGGAGATTTAGATCCTGTTCTTAAAAAGTATAGTGTTAGTTCTACACTTAAAACTGAACTACAAAGTTTAACCAATTAATATATATATTATGATTTTTAATGCAAGTATTGACTTAACTAAAATTGAGAAGTCTAAGATTAACAAAGGCAAGTATTTAAACATTAGTGGATTCATTAATGATGAAGTTGACAAGTATGGTAATAACGTTGCCATTATTGTATATCAATCTAAAGAAGAAAGAGAAGCAAAAACTCCTAGAGTTTATTTAGGTAACGGTAAAACAAATACTATTAATACACCAGCTAAAGCTGCGCTAGAGACTAACACTCAAGCACCTGCTTCAGTAGGTGTGGATGATTTACCATTCTAATTATAAGGGGGGTAGCAGAAATGTTGCCCCTCTTTTATTATCCGATTATGATAGAACGTCAAGTAAGAATATTATCCGATTATATCTCAAAACAGAATAATGCAACTTGGAGAGAGAAGCAGGCTTTTAATGATTTAATAAATCACTGTGAAATGCTTGACAACAACTACAAGGATAAGACATTATACTTAGAGAGATTGGCTTCTTGGTATATTGACCATATTTTTGAGTTGAACCAAGACCATATTAAAGAAATTAGTTGGGAGTTCTTTAAACATATACTGCTAGATAAACTATCTATAGTATTAAACACTCCTTCACAATATAACTATAATAGCTTAGAAAATAATATATTAGGTTTAGACATACAGAACGGGAATAAGTTAAAGCCTTATGGAAGCGTTTCAAGAGCCTCTGAGCTACTAATAAAAGATATTATAGTAAATAACACCAAAGATAAATATGAACCAATTAAAGATAGATTATGAGCAGAAATATAAAGCAATCTTGGAAAGCAGCTACGTTGATCCTTTGGGAAATGTATCGCAGCCGCCCCTTGCCCTTTCTTATGGCAACAGTGTTGGTTATAATCCTACTCCCACTGGTATTGCCAGTTATGGGAATTTCAGCTTTGTACAGGCTCCTCCGAAATCCAAAAAGACGTTCTTCCTTTCACTTATAGCAGCAAGCTATATAGGGGGAAAAACAGAAAGAACTGGTGATATGATAGGTTATAGAAAAGGTAAGAAGTTAATCCACTACGATACAGAGCAAAGTACATTCCACGCTCAAAAGGTTTTTCGTAGAGTTTATGATATCTGTGGAACTGCTGAAGACTACCACACTTACGCCTTGAGACAATATTCTGCACCTGAAAGATTAGACTTTATAGATTGGCATTTATACAATACTGACAATATTGGGTTAGTAATAATAGACGGTATTGCTGATTTGGTATTAGACAGTAATGATTTGATACAATCAAGTAAGCTCGTTCAATATCTTATGAAGTGGACTCAAGAGTTAAACATTCATATAATAACAGCTATCCATTCCAATTGGAACTCTGAAAAGCCTACAGGACACTTAGGTTCGTTCTTGGAGAAGAAAGCTGAAACCCAAATAGCTTTAGAGTTAACAAGCGACAAGAGTGTTGCTGTAGCTAAATGTAAAAGGAGCAGGGGATATTCTTTTGATGATTTTGCTTTTCAAGTAGATCCAAAAGGATTACCTTTTATATTAGAATCAATCCCTGATCAGATAGATAAAGATAAATATATAAAGATATGATAGTTTATTTACTATTTCTTTTTGTGTTAATAGTGATTTTGATTAAATTGTTCACTTATAAACCATCAAATAAAGAATAATTGAGGAGAAGACCTAGAAAGAAAGGCCCAGTACAGTCAAAGAAGATATCTTATGATGGTGTCAACTTTGCCTCTGGACTTGAAAAGTATATGTATATGGCTCTAAAGAAACATAAGATAAAAGCAAAGTATGAAGGTGAAACCTTTGTGCTGATTAATGGATTCCATTTTGAGAATGAATCTTATGAGAGACAGGCCAACGGAAAAGGAGAACTTATAAATAGAGGTTCAAAAAGAATACTACCTATTAAATACACGCCAGATTTTATTGGTGAGGATTTTATAATAGAGACTAAAGGAAGGGCCAACGAATCTTTTCCTTTAAGATGGAAGTTGTTCAAGAGATTGATTACAGAACAGTTTCCTGCTTACACCTTATACAAGCCACAAAACCAAAGAGAATGTGATAGGGTGATTGAATTAATTTTAAATAAATATGAGAACAATTAAAATGCTTTTTGTTTCACTAGGATTTTTAATTACGAGTACCTTGTGGGGCTATATAATTTTAGTAGTATTAAAAAAATTAAGATATATAATATGAATATACAATTTGAAATGATAAGAGGATTCCTTTTGGGAATTGATTATTTAGAAGATATTAAGCAAGAGGATGTTCACGGAGTGATTACTTTTGATTTGCTCAGAATAAGTCTAGGAATAGTTTTTATACATATAATGGTTAATGCTAGAGATTCTCAGTAAATATCACAGCACTTGGGTGTCTATGGGATTATCTATTGGTATTCCAGATACTATCGTTGAGGACTTTGTTCACGAGACGTATCTTAGGCTAAACAAGTATGTCGGTAATCCAGAGAAGATTATGTATAATGAAACAGAGGTTAATAGATTCTACGTCTATATAACCTTAAAGAACTTGTGGACTGATTACTGCAAGGAAAGGTCAAGATATCAAAGAAGGGATATCACTGACTACTACGAGTTTGAAACTCCTGATTGGGCCATTTATGAAGAAGTGGACTTTGACAAGCAAAAGGCTGAGGAATATATTATAGCTAAGATAGATATGGAAATTGATTCTTGGGAACACTGGTACGATAAAAAGCTCTTTAAATTATATTACAATACTGATATAAGTATGAGGAAGCTGGCTAAGGAGACTAGGATATCTGTGACTTCTATATTCAATAGCTGCAAGAATTACAAAGAAATATTGAAGAGTAAATTTGGAGAGGACTTTGAGGATTACCTTAATGGAGACTTCGATAAAATATAACGATTATGAATGAAATAGATTTAGTAGACTTTATAGACTGGTACAACGTAATGCACGAGGATGTAAATAGTAAGACTTCAGAAGAGGTTAAGAATATGTATTATTATTATTTAAACAATAAATTATGAGTGAAGAACAAATACCACAAAAACCAAAGGATAAAAGAACTAAGCAATACAAGGATTGGGTTGCTAAGTATGAGACTGCCTCAGAAGGTGTTGGAGACACAGTAGCTAAGATTACAGAAGCTACAGGAATAGATAAGGTTGTTAGATTTCTAGCCGGTGAGGACTGTGGGTGTGATGAACGAAAGGATACGCTAAACCACTTATTCCCCTACAATAAACCTAATTGCTTTACTGAGTACGAATTTGATGTATTGAATGAGCTTTTCTCTGATGAGCTTTGGAGAGACCGAGCAAAACTTAGTAGTGAAAAAATCAAAGGACTTTATGCAATATACAATAGAGTTATGAATACTGCTGATGTTCCTAGTGGATGTAAAAGCTGTGTTTTAACTAGACTGAATAAGTTAGAGCGTTTATATAAAGAGTATTTATAATGGAGATGTGGAATGAACAGAGATTGTTCGATTATCTCGTAGGGTGTTGTTATAGTGATTTAGTCAAGGCTAAGAAACAAATGAGTAGATGGGATTGCTATAGCCCTCAAACATTCCACAGAATAGAATTGAAGTGCAGAAGTAAGCATTTTGATGGTTTATTGATAGAGAAGAAAAAGTTTAATGCACTGATAGAAAAGTGCCACGACAACTTAGACATTCCTATTTATATTAACTCAACCCCTAATGGGGTTTTTAGGTTTAATCTATATAATGTAGAACCTAATTGGAGAGTTGATCACTTTAAGAAAACAACCCAGTTTGCTAATAACAATAGGATACCTAAAGAGGTGGCTTATTTAGATGTAAAAGATGCAGAGATATTATGAGTGATTCAATAAAGAAATACGAAGAGATGATGGAGGATGGGCAGTGGTCTACCGATAGTACAGGCTACTCCTACAATAACTTACCCAAAGACCCAATAGTATTGAGTGTTCTAGATAAGTATAAGGCACGTTCTAGGGATGGTATTATAAAGTATGGTACAACCCTTCACGATAGTCCTGATGGCTTCTACGCTTTCCTTACTCACTTACAGGAGGAGCTTATGGATGCTACTTTATATATAGAGAAACTAAAACAACAAAAGTAATGGATATAGAGGAAAGAATTAGAAAGATACAAGGATACAAGACTTGGTCTATTAAGAGAAAGGTTGATGAACTGCTAGAGATTGATGCTATCAATTACACCAATCTAGGTATTGATTCTTCTAAGGCTGATAAGAAAGCTGTAAAGGATATAAGCAGAAAGATATATAGAGCTATCTCTGTAATTAATCCTTTAGACGGATATATACTAGAAGCTCATATGAATGAGAAAGATTTAACTAAAGCAATACAACAATAGATGTTACTTGATATAGCAAACGCTATTGGTGTAATAGCAGGAGTAGTTCTTTGGTTCTTTGTAATTAAATATTTTATAGACGGAAAGATATGAAAGAGTCAGTTTTAATAAAAATGCAGTACGACCTTAAACTTGTGCAACAGGCATTAGTAGTGGCCCTAACTAGGCTAGATAGATTAGAGGAAAAAAAAGTAGAAGAAAAGTAGTGGTTGTTTAAAAAATGTTTATATTAGCAGTATGAAAACAATTAAACTACTAGACAATAAGGATTGGGATGTATCTGAAATCCTAGACAAGATGGAGAATGATTCATTTTATTATGGATATTTGGGTAAGTATGCCCTATCTTCTTCATCTTCTAAAGACCTTTATAAGTCCCCTAAGAGTTACTTTAATAAGACTCAACAGGTTAATGGTGATATACCTGCTCTAAGAGAGGGAAGGTTAATTCACACTGTAGTGCTTGAAGAGGAAAAGATTAATGACAAGTATGACTTTGTTGATATAGGTGGGAGAAACACCAAGACCTTCAAAGATGCTAAGGAAGAGGCTACCAGTAAAGGCAAAGAGATTATGTTAGTTAGTGAACTTAATAAGGCTAACGAGCTTTGTAACTCTATTAGATTCAATAGAGATGCTAATGAACTATTCACTGGTGGAGCTTCTGAAGTTCCTGCTATTGGTAATTTGTTTGGCGTACCTTTTAGAGGTAAGGCTGACTATTTAAAAGATGGCCACTTAATAGACTTGAAGACTACAGCTAAGTTAGATGGATGGGAGAGAGCTGCTAAGTATAGTTGGCACTACGATATGCAGGGCTGGATTTACTGTGAACTATTTGGAGTTGAGAGGTTTACTTATGTAGTGATAGAGAAAGGCTCTGGTGATATAGGAATATTTGAACTCACTAAGAACACAAAAGAAATAGGTGGTGATAAGGTTAAGCAAGCTGTAAACACTTACAAGGAATATTTTATAGAAAAAAGAAGCAAGGTTAATGACTTTACAATCAGAGGATTCCTTTAGTTTATTTGAGGAAGAGAAGATGCTATATTACTATTTATCCTTAATTGACTTACTTCACGGAGTGAGTATAAAACAACTAGAAGAGGATATATCTATCTACGAGCAGATAGAGTCTTACGAGGCTTGTGCAGGGATTAAGGAAGCAGTTGAAGTAGCTAGATATAAAACGTATCAAGATATAAAATTGATAGCGTTAGAAGTGCAAGAGAAGTACCAATTTGAAATAGATTAAATAACAATTAAAAACGATTAGAATGATTACAGATTTATTAAAAAATGTAGTAGAAGAATACTACGAATTAGATTTAACTTTAAACACTAGACAAAGAACTCACGTTGAAGCTAGAGCTATCTACTTTAGATTACTAAGAGACAAAACTAAAATGAGTCTTGAAGCTATAGGTAAGACTGTTAATAGGGATCACGCCACTGTCTTGTATGCTAACAGAAAGTTAAAAGATTGGATTCAATATGATTCAAAGATTAAAAAGGAGTACGAGATTATTAGAAACAAATTTGAACACGCTTTGTCATTATCTGATACAAGTATTGAAGAAGAATATTCAACAACAGAAGGGTTTTATGAAGCAAAGTATAAGGAGCTGGAAGGAAAAATAATGGAAGCCCTTGCTAAAGCTGAAGGTAAAGAGTTTGAAGATATCAATTCAGTACAAGCCTTTGAAGCACTAGACAACTTGTTTACTAAGTACAACTTCTTAAAGGCAAGTTTTTATAGAACTCACCCTAAGAGAGCTTTAGCTCGTAAATTTGATTTAGTGTAGTTATGGCTAAGAAGGTTGCAGTAGACTATTCAGTTGTAAATCAAGAAGCAGCTAAGTGGTGTATGGATAGAGGTTATAAGATATATCCTACACCAATTGAGTTTAAGAATTTAAATGAAAGAACTAAGAAGGGGATTAAGTTTAAATTGGTTGTAGAGTTTGGTGGTGCTAAGAAAGTTGGTACTAAACTTTATGAAGATGTTGAATGGTCTAATGCAATTTGGTCAGTATATAGTTACCTATATAACAAACACGGAAGGAATGGATAATTTAAAAATATTAGTCGCTTGTGAAGAAAGCCAGGCGGTAACAAAAGAGTTCAGAAGATTAGGTTACGAGGCATATAGTTGTGATATGCTACCCTGTAGTGGTGGTCATCCTAAATGGCATATACAAGGTGATGCAATTAAAGAAGCTTATAGCGGCAAGTATGATTTAATGGTGGCTCACCCTCCTTGCACATACCTAGCAGTAAGTGGAGCTAGGTGGATGTATAATAAAGATGGCACTGTAAACCAGGATAGGTTAAAAAATCAAAATGAAGCTTTAGATTTTGTAAAGAAATTAATGGATGCTCCTATAAAACATATAGCAGTAGAAAACCCAGTTAGTGTTATAAGCTCTAAGATTAGAAAACCAGATGATATTATTCAGCCCTATATGTTTGGTGATAAAGCAACAAAAACAACTTGTTTGTGGTTGAAAAATTTACCGAAACTCCAGGCAACAAATGTAGTTGAGAAAGGTGATTTCTTTGAATGGGTAGATAAAAACGGTAAAAAGAAGAGACAAGCTCAGTGGTATATGGATGCTCTGTCTAAAGCAAAGTCTCCAGAGGAAAGAAGAACTTTAAGGAGTAAAACTTTCACAGGAATCGCTCAAGCTATAGCGACTCAATATTCGGATTATATATATAAAAGTAATGGGTAGAAAGCCAAAAGAAAGGAAGTTCGTTAAAGCTACAGATGGTAGACGTAATAACGGTAGGAAGAAAGGTGATAAGGTAAACAAACCTGTTATGGCCACTCCTAGTGCTATTAATGAAGCTAAGAAAAATAGGGTAGGGATATATGCCCTGAACGCTATGCAGAAAGTATTTGGATCTGAGGAAGAGGCTTGGGCCTCACTAGCAGAACAAGCTAAGGATTCCTTCCCTCATATGAAGCTACTGTTTGAATACAAATATGGTAAGCCTGATGATGCTAGGATAGGTGGAGAGAAGCCTAAGGTAAATATAAATATAAAGAACCTGTTTGCAGGTAGTCAAGAAGATAACAAAGATATAATAGACATTACAGATGAATAATGAATTGCCAAACGACTGGTGGAATTACGGTATTAATCCAATACTAGGTTATAGATATAACCCAGAGGGAAAGCGTTTTCACCTCAAAACAAAAACCCCAAATAATGAAAACCCCAGAACTAAACCCAAAATACCAATCCTTAGGGAATGATAGTAGATACTTTGTAATTACAGGTGGTAGGGGTAGCGGTAAATCTTTTAGCGTTACCTCTTTTCTTGCGTTACTTACTTTAGAGAAAGGTCATAAGATATTGTTTACTCGATATACTATGACCTCTACAGCTAACTCAATTATCCCTGAATTTATAGAGAAGATTGAACTGTATGGTATTGGTGAGCATTTTAG